AAATGGTATCATATCGTAGACCGACATAATTCTCATTTAATTCGAGAGTATAGTGGACCACCTTCTTCCCAGCCTTCAGTGCATTTGCACCGATGGTGGCAAGTGCCCAACTCTTACCTACACCAGACGGAGCGATAACCACACCCAATTCACCACCGGCCAATCCACCACCGATAATAGAATCAAGAGCATCCCAACCAGTCGGAATCGTATCACGGGCATCCTTCGTCAATCGCTTCTCGAAGTCCTTCTTCCAATCGTGACCAACCGTCTTAGGTTGACCACTACGAAGGGCACTATCCACCAAGACCTTGATTTCTCCATACTGACCAATCTGGAGAAGGTCAACGGAACGAATAATCGCAGACTTCAACGTTTGGTTCTTAGCGAAATCCAAGAAACTATCCTTGATATAATCCAAATCATTATCCTGCATCTTCTGGAAAATACCACGGAGTGATTCTACAACAGAAGTACGTAGCGTATCATCCTTGACACTCTTATTCATTTCAACCTTGAATACTTCAAGTGTTGGAAGGGTCTTGTAATCATTGAAATACTCTAGAGTCGTTTCAACAATCCATTGATTCGCTTCCAACTCAAAGAAGTTAGGATTGATAATATCGTAAGATTGTGCCAAGAAGTCTGGTGAGTTCAACATCGCAGCCACAGCCTTTGACTGAAAGCTAGGACCGAACTTTGCCAGAGTATCTACGTTCTTATCATACTGCTTATGATTTACCATAATATCTCGCTAGTGGAGTAAAAGAAAATGTAATCCATTCATCGTAATTCTGAATACTACTAATAATCTTAGTCTTAACCATCAACTTTGTCAAGTCCGTCTTACGAAGTGGTGGGCATCCTTCTTCAAACTTATGTAATATTTTCATTTTTGCGTCAATGTTAATATCTACATCACGCAAATTCATTAATTGCATATTTCTATTTACTATGCTGGTATTATCTAAAATGGTTTCTACAACCTTGGGCTTCTTTTTAATATCAGCATATTTCTGTTCAATCAAATTCAGATTGACTTCAACACTCGGGTCAGCGAATTCTGGAATATACTTTAATAACGTCTTTTCTCCTGCTCCCTTGATTCCATCAATATTGTCACTCTTATCGCCAAGTAGTGAACGAAAGAATACAAAGTTATCGGGATGAACGCCATACGTTTCCAGAATCACATCAACATCAAATGTCTTTTTCTTAACAGGATTATACACCTTGACATTTTCGTTGACCATCTGTAAGAAATCTTTGTCGGTAGAATAAATGATAGAGGTTCCACCATTCTTCGTGACCAACTCCGACATATATGCGATTGTATCGTCCGCTTCAATATTATCAAGAGCAAGAATAGAAACGGGTAAACATTCAACCATTTCCACCAGAGATACGAGTTGATACTTCATATTCTCTTTTTCTTGTTCGTCCGTGGTCATATCATACTGCCGATTCAGACGAGTCGGTGGCTTCCGATTTGCCTTATATTCCTTGTAAATCTTCCGCCGACGTTGTGACCCACCCTTACCATCAAAGACGAGTACAACTCTGGTAGGTTTGAAACTACGAATAGCAAACCCCAAAGATTTCATAAATCCAGCCATTCCCCCGATATGATTTCCATCATCATCCAAGGTAGGAATAGCGGCATAACTCCGCATAAATGTGTTGAGTGCATCAACAATAAGGACACGGGAGTTGTATCCTATGTCCTTATTGTCGAACTGCATACTATCAAACACCTTCAATAAATCAGTCATTTAGTAATTGCTTTTTAGATGGTGATACTTCGTCCTCATCTTCTGCGGATTCCTTGTTAACCGCAGACGGGTCAAAGTCCTTCTCGTACTTCATAATAAGTGCTTCACAAATCTTATCGTACAAGTCAGCCTTCCGTTCTTGGTCGGCTTCGAGGAACGCAGGGAATTCCTTCCCTTGGAACTTCTCGTCGTTATACGAATACCACGCACCAGATTGCTTGACGATGCCGTTTTCCTTCAAGACATCCAACCAACTACTGTAATCGTCAATACCACGATTGAAGTAAATGTTGAATTCAGCTTCACGATACGGCGGACCCAAACGATTCTTGGTGATAACCGCCTTCGTGGTGATACCAATGATGTTCCCAGCTGAATCCTTCAACTTCCCGACTTGTGACAAACGAATACGAGTTGAAGCGTGAAATCCGATTGCCTTACCACCAGAAGTAGTGTATGGGTCAGAGAACGCAGGAGCATTCATCTTCAAACGGAGCTGATTGGTGAACACGAGAGCAATCTTTTCACGACCTAACAGATTTGTAATCTTTCTCATTGCCTTACTGATAATGATGGACTTTGCAGTTGCGTATCCATCCTTATTGAAGTCAGCTGCCATTTCCGTCTTGGTCGAGGCGGCGGCAACAGAGTCAACAACGATAGTGACCAACTTATCCTTCTTCGCAGAAGAACGAACCTTTTCAATGATATTCACGATAGAATCAAAGATATCTTCAACGGTATCGTGTTGAACGTAAACCAACTTCTTCATATCTACACCGACTGCTTGGAAGAATTCATCATTGACCGCGTTTTCCGTATCAATAAGAACCGCAACACCACCACGCTTCTGTGTCGTGGCGATAAGTGATGCACCGACGAGTGACTTACCAGATGCTTCCAATCCAGTCAATTCGGTGATACGTCCGGCGGCAATACCACCATTCGGGCGGTTGCTGATGGCGATATCTAACATCGTATTTCCCGTGGAAATGAAATCAGTCAAATCCGTAGGAGTCTCTTCTTCACCATCAAGGAAGTAAGCAACTTGTCCATCTTTATATAATTTATTCAAGCTATCTGCGATAACTTGTGCCAATTCATCACGGTCTGCTGATGGACTGGACTTCTTTGTTTTCGTTTCTTTTGCCATATGATTCCTTATATGTAACAAAACACGCAGGGACTAGGTAGTTTTGAGGCTACCTAGTACCACTACGTGTCTTTGGTTAATTAATCGTTGAACAACTCGTCAAACGCATCAACAGCGTTCTTGACGTTCTCCTTCGGAGCTGCTGCCGTGGTAGCGACGGGCTTCGGAGCCTCGGCTTCACGGGCAGGGGTGATAACGGAATTATCGGGGTCAAGATACTTCTCAAGCGTGACCTTCAGCTCGTTGTAGGTCGGCTCGGTGTAAAGTTCCTTGATATCGGGCTGTTCAGTCATCCACAGCTTCATCTGGGCAGAGTCAGACGAAAGCGGAGTCTGTGACGGCTTGACCTTCACAGAGGTCTTGGCGAAGTTCGTATCCGACTTCTCCTTCGGAATGTACTCCACTACGATGTCACGACCAGTCTTGGCATCGGTAATATCACCGTAATCGGGGTCAGAAATATACGAAAGAAGTTCCTGATAGACCGTCTTACCGAACGAGTAGAACCGAACACCCTTATCCTCTTCACCACGAACGATGACAGGGATATAGGTACGGAGCTTCGGCATGAACGGACGAGCCTCAGCGTACCGCTCCTTCGGGTCACGGGTCTGGTCTGACTTAAGGGCGTCAGCAAACTCCGCAATCGGGTCACGATTACCATACGAAAGTGGCGAGAGATAGGTCTTGTTGCCTAGATAGTGGAAGTAGAGTTCAATAAAGGGATTCTCGGGGTTATCCTTCCACGGGACGATACGGATGACGGTCTTTCCTTCCTTCGGCTTCCAGATAGCGGTATCGCGGTCCCCACCGCCGGTACGCTTGAAACTGTTGAGCTTACTCTTTAATGCGTTGATGTCTAGTGCCATTTGTGTTTACCTCGTTTAAAAGTGTTTAATGGGTGTTTATGATGTAGTATACCCAAGTAGGATAAGTATACTACCCTGCGTTTAGTTTGTCAAGACCCTACTTGTTAGAAGTTTAATATTTCTTTTATTTTGGTTTTAACTGTTTTTAATTGACCGTGGGCAGTGACAAGAATGGAATTCTTCAATTCGTCCCAATCAATCTTATAGGACTTGTCAATCTTCCCACCGTTCTTACTTGCGATTAATGCGTTTAATGCATTAATCGTATATATTGTATTGGTTTGCTTTTTTCTATGGACTGATATGGTTGATGCAGGTGGTGCGTAATGTGACTTTAATGACCCCGCAATAATATTGTAGGTCAGAATCAATTGATTCGCATCATCTACATTCTCCAATACATAGATGTTATTGAAAGCCAATGTATATGAATTTTTTATGAGTTCGACGTTTTCTTCCAATCTATCTGCGGGAATAAACGTACATAGTAACTGAGTTTCGTTCATATGATACTCTTAAAAGCGTTAATATATACCACTTTGTATAAGTATCAAATTGACTTCAATAACACTATATTTTATGTAAAATAAGATTATTATAGTTGTCACCACGATATTGACGAACGGGGAATCCACCCGCACTCAACAACTTCGATACATTCTCCATAGAATCCAATTCATCGTTATGAACATCCAATAAGATAGCATCATAGGTATACAGAATGACTTTGGATTGCCGCATTCCCAAGAAATTACATACATCGTGAACCCGATTGATTGCTTCTTCGGTTTCCGTCAACTGCATCATATAGTTGAATACCTTGTTCTTGGAAGCATCTACCAAGGTCACTTTGCGACCCGTTCCTGACAATACAAATCCATTCTGACGGTATTCGTCCCACAACTTGGAGGAATACTCCTTAATCTTTTGGAAGAACTCTACACCACCCGTATCGTCGGATTGACCATACATCAAGGCGAAAGTACGGGCCTTGGACTCTTCGTATTGCTCTTTTGTTATGGTATAATTACCATAGTACTGCTGTGCAAGGTACGTGTGAAGCGAAGTCGGTGGTAGATAATAGTCCATCAACTTTCCAGCCAATCGTAAGTGGAACGCCTCATAATCGAACTGGACAAGGGTTCCGTTCTCACCAAACCGACTGATGAACTTCTCACGACTTCCATCGTTCTTATTGAGTGCGGCAAAGTTAATACCACCGAAGGCATTACTTGGACGACCCGTGGACGTATAGATGTTATAATCGGAATATACGAAGTTATTGTCGGTCGTATACAACCCAGACTTTTCAATACTAGCCAACGTCGGAATCGTTATCTGATTGATAAACTGGAAGGCAGAATCTTGTTCCGTGGACTCATATCGCTTATGGAGATGTTCACAGTGTTGAAGAAATGCTTCTGCTGTTTCCACCCACGAAGTCAACGGGATACTATAGTGCAGATTCTTGAACTTGAACTGATTCTTGATGTGATGTATTCCCATCGTATAGAATTCACGATAGATTGGAATCACATCATTGTTCAGATGTATTATAGTTGCCAGGTCTACAATATTGACAGCGTTGGTCAGATGGCGGAGTTCCTTCTGATGCAAGGTGACCAGCTTATGCGCCCTACTTAAGTCTATCTCAAAGTTGGGAGCGTCTGGATGATTCACTGATACCGTATAGAACGTCCCATCCTCAAATCGGAAATGGAGTGAGGACAACTTGTTCTGTACTGGATGCAGAAACGCATCAATCGCCACGGGATAGACATAAGAAGTCTCTTCCTGTAAGCGGTTGGTGAGTTTTGTAATATCGTCTAGATTCGTAATAACCATTGGTTCCTCAATAATATATTATAATTTAAATATAGTACATTGGATTGTGTTTGTCAAGTTGGGGGCATTACCACACTAGAAGAAACGTGTTCTACTGGTGTAGTTTGTGGTGTATTTACGATTCCACCCACTCCAGGTGTTGGATTCTGATAATTTGCTCCCCAGAAATATAACTTATTATCTTTTATAGCGTACGGGTCGTAGCCACCACCAGCAATATGAGTCCATCCGGTTGAACCATTATCTACTGCAAACGGTGTACATACTATACCAGTGCTACTACCATTACCTATCATTCCATCGTAATTCGCACCCCACGTATATATGGTTCCATTAGATTTACGTACTATATGATATTCATCGCCCATATCCAAATCAATCCAATCTGTATCTGAACCAATTTGAGTAAATGTAAGTGCGGGGTATGTAAACCCTGCGTCTGGATAACCACACTGTCCATTATCACCACCTGCAAACCATAATGTCCCATCAGCTCTTAATCCAACCGACCACATATAACTACCTACTACCTTTACCCAATCGGTATATGCTCCAACTTGTGTTGGTACATTTCTGCTTGTGGTGTCGCCCAGTCCTAATTGACCTTCGCTATTGTCTCCCCATGCCCACAATGTTCCATCTGTTTTTATTCCAAACGAACTTTGATATGCCATATGGACGTATTTCCAATCAGTATCCGACCCAATTTGAACAAAGAAAAGTTCACTGAAACTAGAACCGTTACCTAATTGCCCTGCGCCATTAGCTCCCGCTGCCCAAAGCGTTCCGTCAGACTTGATTGCTAATTGATGCACTGAGAAGTTTGCATCTCCAACATATTTCCACAACCCACTATCTACTAATGTGAATGCTGGCGCATCAGTAACTGAACCAAGTCCAAGTTGACCGTTGCTATTTTCTCCGCATGCCCACAATGTCCCGTCTGTCTTTATACCCCATAAACTATAACCACCTAACGATGCTGACGCCCACGAACCAGATACTTGTGTTGGTACAAGTATGTTTGGGTCAAGATAGCTGGTTTCCCATCCCAATGGTCCACTTGAATATCCCCATGACCATAACGTGTTATCACTTCTAAGTATGGTGAAGTGTCCATCTCCTGCCAACAAGGAAGTTATAGTAAGACTACCAGTAGGTTCGGGTTCGGGTTCTGCACTGGAAGTTGGAACCGACACCTGAAACGTTGGAATGTTCATTTGAGTAGTCAATGGTACCAATGGTTCCGACGTATTGAGTGTTCCTATGAAATATTCCAAAGGATTACGCAACACTCTATCTAATCCAGGTAATCTTTTATTGTAGAATTGAGTAGTTACTGTGTTTTTATGTTTGGTTCCGTAAATGATTTTATTGTCGGTAGATAATTGGTCATTCGCAAGCCCCGTGATTACCCAAGGAAACTCTATACGTTCATACAATACATTATTCTTGAATGCTTCATATTGCTTTTTGTCTATTTCGGTAACCACTTTTGTCGAAACATTCCGCACAAAATATCTAGTGACATACCCATTGTTTATGTCAGTTTGTGTGATTTTGGGTTTATTAGTATGTGTGGTAGTCATATTATCTACCCAGTGGGTTTAATGCATCGGTAAATGTAACACCTGGATTACCCAGTTGCGTTTGTATAGGTGCTGTTCTAAATGCCGATACCGTTGTATTGATACTTGGCGGAGGTGTAGTTCTGATTGGCGTCTCCGAAGTACTTACTGTAGCTGTCCGTGCGGTTACCCTTGGCGGACATACATCATACGGTCTAGTTGCATTTTTTTCCGGTCTAAATCTAAAACGTCCTTGAATTTTTGTTATCCACCCGGCTTGTGACGTAAAGTCATGAGTAATTTTTGTTACAACATAAAACCCACGTTCTATAATAGACGGAATACGGTCAACTAAAAATGACTGGAACAAATTGACACCGCCTATTCCCGGTAATGTTACCTCCACCACCGTTTTTGTAAGATTGGAACTATTAAATGCATGTGTGGTTGCCGGGACTCGCCCTTCCTCTGCATTAGTAGAATCTATATTTAACTCTTTCATCATCCGTGAAGGATTGATTTCTACTAATTTAACGGCGGTTCCCAAATCCGCATATTCACGTACCGTTCCAACCAAATTAGGATTATATTGATTAATTTCAGCGATTGCCAATTCATTTTCTTTTTGTTCACGGGCGGTTCGCGCCTCGCGATATGCTCTGTTCGCCGGCGCTGGTCGTGTAGGTGCTGGCCCTCGACCCAACACCGCTTCAGTTAGATAACCACCACCACCTTGATTAGCTATAGCCTCAGCTTCTGCTACTTTAAGCTTATCTACTGCAATACGTAATTGTTCTATTTCGTCACTATCACACCGACGTTCATCTGAGCAAATGTTCGTGTCATTACACGGTTTATAAAGATTATCAATAAGTGTAATTTCTCTAAGCTCTTCTATGTTGATAGACTGTAATGTACTTTTTTGTGCTGGGCCGCCAATATTAGCGATAGCTTGTATTGCAATTACTTGTGGCATGTTGAATTCTACAGTTAAATCAATTAAATCACTGCCCAATTCGCCATCATTAAATCGCTTAGTTCCTCTATTAAACATATAAATATATTTTGGCTTATCTTCTGTTTCCCCACTATATCTGCGAATATTTATACCTTCAATACTATTTAATACATTTGTGGATTCATTTTCTTCTAAATCTATACCATTTGTAGGTGATTGAGAGAATATTTTTGGTTCTTTTGATAATCCCATATCGATTATATGCATCCCAGGATTTTTAACATCTGTGCTATATAATTGAAGATTCCAATATCCTTCCGTAGCAGCGTTCATCATGTTTAATAACATACTGATAGCTGCACTGATAGTGTCCGTTGAAGTGAATGCTTGTTTAATCGACTTAGTATTTAACCATATTCCTCTACTCAAATATGAACGGCCGGCTCTTAGTCCTTCTCCCGTTTCTATATTACTAAACGGGACCGACGAAGCAGTAATTTTATTATATAATATATCACTTTCTAAAGCTTCTTTTACGGTTTCATCAACCACTAAGTTTTCGCTATTTAAGTCTCGTGATGCCAAATTAATTATAGTTGAAAATCTAGATGCATCTGGAGTTCGTTCGAATAATGCTTGTGCAACACTATTCCAAATAATCATTACCTCTGGATTTACTGACCGAAGATTTGGGTGATATCCAACTTGGTTAGCTATGAGTCCTTCATCCAATTCTATATTTTCAGGCTCGTCTGTTACTCTCAACAATGCTAGGTTAGCTAATTCCGCATTACCCAACATACTAGCGATTCCATATCGTGGGTCATTTAATATTTTTTGTACGAAGAAGTTCCACGATACAAAATATTCATTTTCTCTGGTTCCTGCTGCGGTACTTGGTCCACCAGTAGGATGCGGATTTCTTTCATCAGTATTTTTTATAGGAATGATTTGTGATTGCCAGTACAATTCATCTGCGGTTAATGTGTCTTCTTGATAATGTGACATTAACTGTTTAAACGAATTATTTTTCCAAGAATATGCGTCACTAAAATATTCTTGAATGTCCATTGCATTACATGCTGATGTAGGACTGGGGCATGTAGATTGCACGCCTGTGTGTTTGGTTGGTACTTCAAACTGTTGTACTGAGTGTAGTGTTAGGTCTATTTCAAACGTGTTATTTTTATTGTATTTAAGATTAAATTTTACTACGTATGCAACGAATATTTCATAGTTTCCATAGCTGTCATAAATATATTCTTTAATAAACTCTTGTTGTTTTTGTGGGCTTTTGATAAGAGTGCTGAAATAGTCGCGTATTTGTGATTCCGATTGTTTCCAGTTAAATATTTTAATTTCATTTTCTTTTTTACTTGATGACTTTCTACCGAGTTCAAGAACCACTCTTGTGGCAGGACGTAAGTAATATCTGAGAAGTGCGTCAACCTGTCCTACGGAATATGCGACAATTTTTAAATCTGCTTTCATCAATCCACCACGGACGCCCATGGGGCCTGCGGTACCACGTTCCACAGTTAATTGAGTAATCCCAGGTATAGGAATATTAGCTGCATCTTTTGTTGAATCAGACACAACCACGGGTACGGTAGTTTCCCCATTGGCGCCAGCTCTTGCGTATCCTATAATACTTTTATTGTTTTTTGGTAAGTAAATGGCATCAAACGAACCGGTATTTTGTCCATGTATACCAAGCGATGGACAATGTGCGGATGGTTGGCCGTCAGGTAAGTTGTCAGACAATACTTTAGACAATGATGTTAACTTTACAAACGGCATGTACACGTTTGCAGTTTCTGCCGATACTCTTCTTCGTGTTAGTTCATACTGAATTTTGGGATGAAATGATTCCAACGATTCAATATAAGGAGTAATTCCCCCAACACTAACTCTAGCTTCTGCTACCTGTGCGGTGAGATAATCAGTTGGACCTTTTTCAAGAGCTCTGATAAATGGCTCTGGGTCTATCGGAGTGTCTGTAATTTTGAGAAGAGCGTCTGGGTCTTTATCTGGGTATCCTAAAACTCTTCTTAGTTCAAAATGTAAATGTGCGGCGGTACTTCCGCCAGTATTACCAACCAATCCTACTCTATCGCCGGCGTTTACTGCAGTGCCTGGTGGTAACCCAGCGGTCGATCCTTGTTGTAGATGACAGTAACGTGTTGTATATGTTACTTTTCCAGGAGTATTCGCATCGGTATAATGCCCGATGAGGATACCTTCCCCGCACCCAGTACTATAGTTTGTACTTAGTAACCCTGAGCGTATAACTATCCCAGCAAATACTGCTAATGCGGGAGTTCCAGAGGTCGCTCTTATGTCTAGTCCTCTATGATCGCTGGTTTGTCCGCTTAATGGATGTTTTCTTTCACCAAATTTACTGGTAATTTGTACAGGAATACTTAAATTTCCAGGTAAACTTTTAAATTCAAATGGTAATTCTGCCATATTAAATATTCGGAATAAAAAGTCTAGTACCAATAGGTACTGCCATACTACCATTTACTAAGTTGTTGGCTTTCGCAAGTACCCACCAATTATCTGTCGTGTTGTAAAATTTATACGATAGAGTGTCCAATCTGTCCCCATCTTGAACTACATAATAGAATGGAATATCTTCGGACGGGATTTCGGTGGGAAGTGCCGTCTTATAATATGCAATCTTTTTTGTGGTATCGGTTTGTAGTGGTGTAGTATAACGTTCCATATTGGTCCTGGTTATGAAGTATCTTATGGGGTGCTTCTTAACGATGCATCACTTATGGTCTTTCTTCTGAACATTTCCATTACTGCGTTTGGTTCATTATTGCCCAATCTACTGATATAGTCTGATTCCACCAAATCATCAAATCTTTGTAAAATAGCGTCTGGATTGGAAGTAGTTGCACTTAAATCAATACGACTTAACTCACGACTTTGCGGTAATCTTATGGTTGAATCCGGTGTTAATGCCTCTCTGTTTATCTGGTCACCCGTAGGTAACTTACGTAAAGAATTTTTTGAAGAAGCTCTTGAATCTTGTACAAGTTGTTCTTTTGCAATTTGTTCAGTAATTTTATAAAATGGACTATCAAAGAACTTACTACGTTTTTCAAGAATACTCAGTTGCATATTGACATTAACCGCAAATGGTACTTCTTTATTTATATCAAATGTTATAGTTTCATCTAGGAAATCATAATCTAAAGATTCAATATAACACGGTTGATTATCATATATACTACCTATTGTTATTTTAAACAATGGTGGTACCATAAACCCGTTTTTTACGCCACTAGGAAAGGTTAAACCAGACAAATAATTTATTTTTGTCCAGACCCCATCCAATTCCCCTCTTGAAAACGCAGCAATATTGAACGTTAAATTAACACTACGTTTTACTCCACCATATGTTACAAATCTCTCTGTACGTCCCACATATTGCTGTTCATTAAACTGTGTCTTAATTGATTCTTTAATAGACGATAATAATGCACGAAAATGCACTGGGTTTTCGCCGTTAGCATCTCTGAATGTAAATCTAATAATATCCTTGTTCTGTTCTCTTATAATATTATTGTAATTAATTACATTCTCGTCGTTCGTGATTACTTTTCTGGTTAAATTATACGGGTCTTTTATGGATGGACTACTT